AAATTAGCATAGAATATAATATTGATAAAAAAAATATAATTAATAGTTTTTTTCTTTTTTTAATTAAAAATAATGATGATATTTTAAATCCTACATTTTTAAATTTTTTAGAAAATATAATTCATATGGAAGAATGTAAATCGAAATATTATATAAATTATTCACTTAATCGACTTCTTAAATTGCTATAATGGTCAATTCTTAAATTTAATTTAATTATAAAATCATTGGGTGGAGAAAATTTGCTCGGATCAAAACAATTTGTTTTTAAATTAAATTCATCCTTATTATATTTTGTCTCTATTTTTTGATTTTTATTGTTTATTTTTATTGGTTTACTTTTTTCAGGAGTGTTCATATGATTTTATTATAGAAAATAAAAAAAAATGAAAATATATTTTAAAATGAATTTAAAAACAATTACTAAAATCTATATAAAGAACTAAATGTCTTTATCCGACAATAACTTAAATACTGAGTGGGAAGCATTTATGACATCAACTAATGAAGTTGATGATGATGATACAACTGCTGTTAAATCTTCAAAAAATAATTTTGATTCTACGAATATAGAAATGTATATTAACACACAACATATTCATTTATTTGAAAATGTTGTCCCTCCCGAATCAACGCCCATATACATTTCTACTAAATCAAAAATATCATATCTAAACATTCCAATTAATTTGGATATATTTTGGAATATTCCCATTACATCATATTGTATGGCTTTGGAAGGATGTATTAAAAAACAAGCTAAAATAACATCTTTCTCAAGAGATGAACTTGATGAAGTTCAAAATAAATTATCGCGTGAAATTTATGTTGAACAACACATTGTGTGCCATGTAGATAATTCAACTGGTAGAAATATTAAATTTAAAGATACCCGAAAAGTTTCAATAGGAATTTGTAAAAAAGATTTGACGAATAAAATTAAATCAAAACAGGCATTTTATAATTGTTTAGCTATGATTATGCGTGTTAAAATTGATGGAAAATTTCGCGAATTTCACGTTAAATTGTTTAATACTGGAAAAATAGAAATTCCAGGAATTAAAACTGATATGATGTATCAATATGTTTTGGATAATTTTATTCAATTTATTCAACAATTTCATCCAGAAACACAGATTCATTGTAAACCTAAAAGTGACATTGTTCTTATTAATTCAAACTTTAATTGTGGATTTTATATTAATCGGGAAAATTTAATTCAAATTCTTAAATACAAATATAATATTCAACCGATTTATGATCCTTGCAATTATCCTGGCATCAAAGCTCCATTTTATTATAATCCTGATTTAAATGTTCAAACGGGAATTTTACCAAGACAAGAAGATAAAGATAAAGATAAAGATAAATATAAAAATGTTATTAAAATTCATTGTTCTATTTTTAGAACAGGAAGTGTATTGATTCTTGGAACTTGTGATGAAATTATATTACAAGAAGTTTATGAATTTGTCACAAATTTACTCAAAACTGAATTTAAATACATATGTAGCAATTTAATTGATGACAGCAATCGCCCAAAGAGCAACAAGGATAAAAAACGAAAATCTCAAAAAAAATTCGTTGTCATTGAAGATACAGAAGGAATTGAAGAAATCGAAAGCATTGAAGACATTGAAGAAATTGAAGATGATGAAGAAATCGTATTTTAAATATTTTATTTATTTTTTCATATTTTATTCAAATACTTTCAAATACTTTCAAATACTTTCAAATACTTTCAAATGATAAAAAATAAAATATTTAACAAAAATATAATAAAATGAATTTAGAATTAAAAAAATTTGACATGCGTTCGATTACATTTAAAGCAAATGAAAGCAAAGGCCCGGTGATTGTTTTAATTGGTCGTCGTGATACTGGTAAATCTTATTTAGTTAGAGATTTATTGTATTATCATCAAGACATTCCTATTGGAACAGTTATATCTGGAACAGAAGAGGGTAACGGATTTTATGGAAAATTGGTTCCTAAATTGTTCATTCATAATGAATATAATACTGCCATAATTGAAAATATTTTAAAAAGACAAAAGCAAGTTTTGAAGCAAATTAATAAAGAAATGCTACAATTTAATAGAACAACCATTGACCCACGCACGTTCGTCATTTTGGATGATTGCTTATACGATAATTCATGGTCACGCGACAAACTCATGCGTTGCCTCTTTATGAATGGACGTCATTGGAAGGTCATGTTAGTGATAACTATGCAATTCGCTTTAGGGGTTCCTCCCGCACTGAGAACCAACATAGATTATGTTTTTATTTTAAGAGATCCTTACCTAAGTAATCGCAGACGAATTTATGAAAATTTTGCCGGAATGTTTCCAACGTTCGAGGCATTTTGTCAGATAATGGACCAATGTACCGAAAATTATGAGTGTTTAGTGATAAATAATAATGCCAAGTCAAATAAATTGCAGGACCAAATATTTTGGTACAAGGCAGATGGTCACGGAGATTTCAGACTAGGATCACGTGAATTCTGGGAATTATCTAAACAGTTAAATGACGATGAAGAAGAAGACCAATATGACCCGAATACCGTAAGAAAAAAAAGTTCTGGGCCAAGAATTGCTGTCAAAAAGACTAAGTGGTAGGTTGCTTTCGTTTTTTTAAAACAAAAATAAACAAAACTAAACAAAGGTGTACAGGAAAAAAAGTAGAAAAAGTTGATAATAATACAGAAATTGTTTTACGAACATGGGAAACAATTGCGAAATCAGCAGAAGATGAAAAAATTTCGGCGGCAAAAATGTCTAGAAGTATTAAAAATAAAATAATATTCAACAATGATTATTATTATCGAGTTTCTAATTAAAATTAAATAAATTATTTTTTAATTTATTTAATTTATTTAATATTTATCTAATAATTCTTTAACCAACAAACTATTTCCCTTGGAATTAAATGCAGAAGCATCATGCAATCTATGTTTTACCATAATGTCAGAACAATTATAAAATTTTTTCCCATCACGTTTTAATCTGAGCCATAAATCATAATCTTCAACACCGTCAATTTCATTGTTCCACCAACATAAATCTTTTCTTATGATTGAACTAGAATTAATGATTGGATTAAATTCTTTAAAATTAAAATCGCTTAAATCGCCAACTGGCAAATTTGGACCACAACACATTCTTCCATCTGACATGAGATATGAACAATTTGTTCCAATAACATCATATTTATTTAAATAAATAACTTGGTGTTCTAATTTATACTCATTCCAAATATCGTCTACATCTAATAATGCTACATAATTGTAGTGACAATATTCCAACATAGCATTTAAAGTAGCTGATTTACCTAATAAATGATGAAAATCAATTAATTTAATTTTATGAGATAATTTAGGATATTTTGATATGATACATTTAGTAAAATTATATATATTTGAATTTGGAGGATGTCCATTTATTCCAATAATTAACACCCATTCAGTGAAAGTTTGACTAACAATTGAGTAAAATGATTCCGTAAAAATTCAATTCCATTATATATTGGCATTAAAATACTTATCATACTTTTATTAAATTAAGATAAAATTCTTTGAAACATAAACCAATTATCATATTTTATATTTTGTTCCATTGGTAAACAAAAATTATTTGGTTCTGTAAAAATGCAATCAATTAAAATTATTTGGTCATCTTTAACTAAATAATTATTTAAAAAATATAATTTTAATTTTGAATAATATGTATCATGCAACCAATTTAATTTATTTTTATGACAAATAAAAAACCCTGCCGCAACACTTACTTGATTATTAGGTATTGGATTTACTGGAAGACCTTGTTCATTTTTAGCATTTATCAATGAGTATAACATCATTAAAAATGAAGTATTATTATTTACAATTGAATAATATATTTTTGAAGTATCTATTTTTTCAAAAAAAACAGGATTTGGCCATGAATTTAGTAAATTTGTATTCATATCATCATCTCTATTTCTAAAATATCCGACATCACACCATGCATAAAATTCTGTATTAAAATATTCTTCATCCATTGTTTTTTTTACCATATTTATTTTTTCATTCCAAATAATATTGACTTTCCAATCAATCATTTGATTTAATAAAAAATTATTTTCATTGTTTAATTCCCATTCAGATTTATAATTATATGTATAAAAATCTTCTAAATTATATATGACGATGTGAATATTTGAATTTTGAAAATATCTTTTTATTAAAGTA